GCTCAATGACTTCCATTTCAGGCTCAAAATAATCAAATATTACAAGCGCTATAGCGCGCTCAAACATGCCATTTGGTTTCCATATCCACCAGTTAGCAACAGGCTGCACGTCTGTTACGCGCGGCAATACAATGTCAGAACCGCTTTCGTCCTTGAGCAACGTCTTCATCAATCTTTCCTGAATAAGTCAGAAACAATTTTGTTTCTCTCGTCCTTAGATGCGCCGCTTGTAACTTTATACATGGTTTGCATAATTTCACTTCGAGTGTAACCATCGCGTTTCATTTTTTCTACGCCGCCAGGCTGTGTAATATGGTGTTCAGTGATTTTATATTTGCTCATTTTATGTCCTTATAGGTTATAAAAAGATTTTTGTTGATTGTGTAAGTACTTGGCATGCTGCGTTGATGCTTCTGGGCTTTCAAATATCCCAAAATGCTTTCCAGTTTTTTTAAAATGCGCTACAGCTTCTCTTTCTGATAATATTTTGCCGTCATCAGTTACTCTAGGTATCAAATATTCATTACCATCTAAATTAACACCCATAGAATAAGCAGTGCTCGTGCCACCTTTTGGGTTTTTTACTAAAGGGCGATTATAAATATCAATATTTCCAGGCTTAACCATTCCAGGAAAACCTCTTTCAGGAACAATTGGATTTACCCCATAACCATACATTCCTTGCAGTATTTTATTCAGAAGACTGTGCACTTTGCTCTCCGACTAACTCTTTCATGCCTTTTTGTATATCTATGTCATGCGCTTGTGCGCGCTGATTGACCTCAGCCATTTTAGCCGCTGACTCTAATGCATGCACCTCAAGACTGGTTTGCGACTCCTCAAGACGTACTGCACTGTCTATTTGAGCTTGCGACACTTTTGCTTCAGCTTCAAGTATTTTTGCATCGGCAAGTTCTTTTTCAGTGCTTAAGCGCGCAATTTCAAACTGATTTTCAATTTGATTTTGTTGGGCTTGTGTTTGCACTTTCATCATCTCAGCTTGTGCGCGTATCATTTGTGGGTTTTGCATCATAGCTTGTTGCTGCATTTGCATGGCTTGTTGCTGTTGCTGGGCCTGCTCTTGTAAGAACGGCTCTACAGCTTCTTGAAGTCTATCTGCGCCATAGATGGTTAGGTTGCTAATAAGAATCTTTAAGCCCGATGGACTATTAATAAATTGCCCGAACTGTGGCGATGCATTCATTAATGCAATAATTTGCTCTAAGGCACGGTTTTTCTGTACTTGGAAGTTTACGCCAGCTTCAATGTTTACTTTAACAGACCTGTCGCCATAGTTAAGTACTGGCTGGCCTTCCATGTTAACGTCCTGATAATACTGTTCGCCAGCGCTATCTACTAAAGGTAGTGTGCGCTTACCTACCAGGTATTTAGGTATCAAATCAACAATGATGTTGCCTACTTGCGTTAAGCCTTGCAGATACCCTACGATGTAAGGCATAGCAGCGGCATTCCCTTGCGTAGCGGATTCAATTACCGCTTTCCCTGAAATCCTAGTTTCATCTTTACCAACATTTGACGCATACGAGCCTAGAATAGTTTGTGTGGTCGGGTCAGTCACCTGGAATGCGCCCATGATTTCTGGTGGAGCACCAACGTTAACCACTTCTCTAATTGGGTCTGGGATTGGTTTGTTCGGGTCGTTTTCACTATAGGCATTTACGACAACGGTATTAGCACGCTGCACGTTGTTTAATGCTTCAATGTAGTCTTTTTCTTGAGGTATAGCTTCTTTTTTGATAATAAATTTGTGCTGTATTTGGTTTTCCAAGAAGTTTGCCAATGAAATACCGGCAAAGTTTTTTAAATCTTGAATGCCTTTAGCGTGATAAACATAAGGTCTTGTCATCTGGAAGGTGTTGTTCGATGTACCTTCGGTTAACACAATAGAATGCCCATCAAAAAAAACGTACGGCAAATAAGTGTAATCGGTTTCTTCAAACTCCAGCACTTGGTTTTCAATTAAGCGATAACGAACTATCTTCTCTAGCATTGTCCATCGGGGTTTGCCAACAACAACCGGTAGCTGCTCAATGTAACCTTGCTCCTGCCAGTGCTCCGCCATGCGCTCATAATCTTTCATGGTCATGGTTCTACCGTCAGCTAATTGCACAATTCTTCGTTTGTATTTGCGTTTTTCAAAGTAATCACAGACTAAAATAATTTTTTTGTCTTCCACGTTTGCGTATGACCAGTTAAAACCTTCAATGCTTCTAGCAAAATCTACGCCCTTTAAATCAGCGTCTGGATAATCGCGTTCAAAATCTTTAACGGTCATCGGGAAAAGCTCAAAACAGTATTGCCCATCGCCTTTGTGTGGTGTACGTGCTGCCGGGTCAAATCCACAAAGCGTTGGGTCAAATACGCGACTTAAATAAATTTGCTGATGAAAGCTCATAGGACTAGAGTAATCAGTCCATACTTTAGCAACACTAAACCCACCAGATAATAAATCTTTGTAAGTATCCCAAGAAAATGAGTCTTTGTTGGCTGTATAAGTTACGTGGCGAATATGGTCTTCAGTAATCTTGAGTACTTCTGAGGGTATTTGCACGCCTTCAGCAGGTGAAACAGTGATGCTAGGCTCATTTTGAGCAAACTCACCAAGTAATCTTGATATATAAGCTTCCAGAATGTTAAATTCTAGTACTGGTCTTTGTAGCTGAATCATAGCAGAGCGTTTTTGCTCGTTAATTGATTCCTTAAAGATGTATTTACGGAATTCGTGGTAACGCTTGTAGTTTTTTTCAAAGTACTTATAAGCCATACCAATATCATCCTTGATACGCTCTAAGTTCTCATGAGCGGTTTTATTCACCTGAGCCATAGATTATTCCTCGTGCTTCTATTTGTGCCATTTGCGTTCTTAAAATTGTACCAGCAATTTGTTTAGATTGTGTAAAATTTATTATTGCGCTTACAGGCTGTGCGAATGTTAAGCATATGCTGTCCGCACAATCACTTGAGCGTACGCCGCGTTTTTTCATGTCTTCTTTTTTCTCCATGACTAAACGAGAGTTGCTGTCTATGCGATATCGCACACCACATAAGTCACTATGTAATTCATCGCTATCTGGTATTTTGACCGGACCATCCATTAACCAGGCTTTAAGCTCTGCCCACATTTCAGCGCGCTTATTGTTATACTTGTATTGGTTTAATGGTGAACTTCCAGCGTTAACGCCTACTACAATACTATCGTGACCTAATTCCTTCAAACGGTCAACAATACCAGCACCTAAGCCGCCTACGTCTACAAATACTTTTGCCGGGCGTTCTTCCATGATAATACGATGAACCATTCCTGTGATTTCCATGGTGTCTTTTTTAACGTGGGTTTCAAGCTTGTACGCAATGCGTCCACGCCTGCGGATAATAGCTGTCCTATCAGAGCCAAAACGAGCTGGGTCAACCCCAATGAGCAAAGGGCCAACATAGTCATTGTAATTAGATTTGCGTGCTTGCATGACAAGCTCTGTGTCAATGAACGTATCTTCGCCAGATAATTGGAAAGATTCTGCCGCACAACATGGGTACTCTTGCATGAATGACCGTTCACCGTCTGCTCCATTTACGCTAAACTCCACTATTTTATTTCTGCGCCACATTATTTGTTCGGGGGTAAGATTGTATTGCTCTGCCAAACGCTCTTCTTCTATGGTCATCAGGAAGCCTTCTGGTAGTGGTAATACATATTCTTCTTGCCAATACCATGGCACAAACACAGCAATAAATTCCGATTCCCCGGCTTCTGCTTTTTGCCACATCTGATGAAAAAAATTACCAACGCCGTTAGCTGTGGATTCTAATATAATTTCAGTGTTAATGGCATTGGGCACCGCCTGAAAAATACCTTTTGCATGTTCACTAGCATGCGCCCAGAATGCTGCTTCAGAGCCATGTAGTAGCTGGATTGTTGCTGAACGTCCTGTTGCTTGGTTTTCTGCGGTACCTAGTTTGTAACCGCTGTCTAGTTTTCCAAAAATTAATTCTTTGGCGTTAGACGTGGTTACTTCAGGCTTAACCAGTACTGGCGTATTTTCATAATAACGTTGCGCCATTTTGTATAAGTTTTGTGTAGCGTCCATGGCATGAGTTAGTATGAAAGCTTGTGTACCGTGACGGTGTATTACTTGATGATAAAATCTTGCGCCAATGTAAGTAGAAACGCCTTGTTGTCGTCCTTTTAAAATAACGGCTCTTACTTTACCAGTTTTTTGTCGTTGCTCTTCTAATTTGGAATGTATGTAAAGTTGTGCGCGATTAAGCTGAAAAGGTTCTATTTTTCCATCCTTGGCTCGTATTTTTAAACATTTGGAAGCAAAATGCTGAAAATTATCTTTAAGTTTTTGTCTTATGGCTCTTTCTCGTTCATCCATGGCGATATTTTAGTTAGTCTGTTATTATCTGAATTCTAAATAAAAAGGAGTGAATATGACAGAAGATTTAAGGCAAGACATGACAAAATTTGTCACTATTATGATGATAAAAAACTTTGAGTGTATTGAAGAGTTCTTAGTGGAATATCATATTCCAGAAGATGATTGTCATGAAGTGTTTTTTAAATGCGCGGAAGCATTAATTAATTCAATGTTTGTAACTTTGCTTGACAATGTAGATGATGATGTAAGAGATAATGTTGCCGGTGAGTTTTTAGGGCACATGAATAAATTTAGTCGGGACTATTTTTCCTCTAAAAAAGCAGGGGTTTATCGTGAGCACTAAAAACATTAATGACTTGTATGATGAATTTTACAAACACATAGACAATCTTTATACAATAACTGCTGAAACCAACCCTAAGCTATACAACACAAGAGACGCAGACGACTTAAGCCAGATACTTTTAATCATGAACACCATGCTACCTAATTGGTTAATGTTGTGTAAAGAAGCTAAGCGGTTAGCTGCATTAAGAAAAGCGGAACATGACGCACTTGATTATCTTGCTTATTAAACTTGTTAATTGTGCGCATGAGGCAATATGAAATTATACTTTTACTATAGCGCTATGAATGCCGGAAAGAGCACTAGTCTTATACAGGCTGCGCATAACTATGAGGAAAGGGGGATGCGTGTACTCACGCTCATCCCTGCTGTTGTCGGAAGAACAAG